GGAGCCATTTACGTAAGTATCTAAATAATAAATAACCGAAGGATTAGAGTTACTCGCTACCGCTATATTGATTCCCATAAAAGACGCTCCAAATTGGTAGTAAACGTTTAACAAGTTTTGCGTAAAATCAAAAACGTAAGGAGGCATAGAAGGGTTAAGGTTGTACGTACTTCCTCCCTGCGCTATTACTGAATTAAAGGTAACGTTTTGCGCTTGCCCAATAAAGTCAAAATCGTTTTTATTTTTGTACCAAAGGTAAGCCTGTTTAAATCTATTATCCGTTAAAAAACTTCCTGTAAACGTTACTCCGTATTGCGCTGCAATTAAATCGAAAATACTTTTAACTCTAACCGCAGGGAACAACTCGCGGTAATCTATTGCGCCCGCGTTGTTGCTTATATTGTTTGCCCCCGTGTTTGTGTACCAATTAGGAAAATTACCGCTTGGGTCTACCCCTTGGTATTGCCAAACTCGGTTTGAAGTTATTAGCGGGTAACATACGTCCCAATCAATACTTGGGTTTGTTATGCGGTTGTATATTTCCGTGAACGAGTAATCGTGGTCAAGTGTGGAATGGTCTAAAACGCTTAGTAAGTCCTCTCCTACTAAATCTTTAAGCGTAGTTACATCCCCGTAAAAAGTAATAGTATAGGAGTTAGGTTGTCCGTTTTTTAGTTGGCTCTTTTCCATTTGGATTTTTCCCCTTCTAAAAAATGTCATATCTATTTCTATATAACCCTCTAAACGTTCTTGGTAATTAATAGAACTATTTAACGCGTTTTCGTAGAAGTATTGCCAAATAGCGTTATTATTTGCGCTCGTAGGAATCGTAAAGGATTGCGAAAAGTCGGTAAACGTTTTCGAAATGTCCTGTATATTTTGAATGGTAGAAGTTACCTCTATACTTTCATCGTTGAATAAATCTAATTGCCTACCTTCTACAAAAATTCTAACTTGCCTTTTCATTAAATCACGTTGTTAATTAAATCGTAGCTTTCTTCGAACTCTAAAGTGTAATTTATTTTTTTGTTGTTTAGGTTCTTTTCTTTGTTAAAATCTTTTGTTTTCATTTTAACGGGTTTTCCGTCTAATAAAATTCGTTCACTTAAAAGTAACTGCTGAAGATTTGAGTTAAAGGATTCGTCTACCCAACCCGTATTTACGCGGTGCGTTATTATTCCGTTAGTGTTAAATACTTGCCGTTGGTTTAGGTTTGTGTCCCATTGTGCAGAAGCCCCTATTTTTTGCATTAAATTAAACTCGCTTGTGGTTGTGTTTAAACTTTCGTAGGAGGCTTTGAAAAAGAATTCACGTTGCCAAGTTCCGTACATATTGATAAAGTCCACTACTTGCACATCGTAGTAACATTCTTCTATGGGGTAAAACGTAGCCTCCCAAACTAAGTTAGAAAACGTATCGAATACCTCTACTTTATTACCCGTCAAATAATAAGGAGAATAAACGCGGTAAAGGTTGTAAATCCCGTCCGCAGTAATGTTATTCGTAAAACTTAATCCCGTTTGAAGTTGCGTATATTTTACGCTATACCCATTTTCTAAATAACTTACAAACGTTCCCGCTCTTTGCAAAGGGTTGGCAATAGGAATGTTATTCGCACCGCTCCAAAAATAATAATTCTTAGGCTCTAAATGAACTAAAAATAAATTGCTCGGATTAACCCCCTGTTGATAATATCCATAACCGTCGTAAGCATAAAAATTAAGCGTGTCAATTAGTACGTAAGTTCCTGCGATTAGGTAATATCTTTTAACGTCTACTAAAATGTATTCGTCTACGTTTAACAAAGCCGTGTTAGAACTAAAGTTGTTTTGAAAACTATCATGCTTTATATACTCCATCAAATAAGGAGAAATGTTATAAAGCGTTTGCGTATTGTTACTCGCGGGAATCAGTTTTTCGAGCGTGTAACTTGGTAACGTTGGCGGTGTTGTTCCGTCTTTATATATGTATAATTCTATTTTACTTCCTGTTTGCCCTACTACGTCTATTTCCAAAATAAACGGGCTTCTAACGAATATTTCACTTATAGCCATAGTTCTTCATATTTTCTTTCATTATTGTATTAAATAGTTCCTCGCTTTCCAAACCGTAAGCATCTATCATTTCGTTTGGTAATGTTTTAAATGCTTGTTCAAATGGCTTTGTAAAAAACATACTAGGCTTTATTCCTTTTTGCCAAATAGAACGCGTAATTATAAATGCCGTAGCGTCGCTACTTAAAAACCTTCCTTTCTTGTCTCTAAATTGAATGCTACGATATTTAACCCATTTTTTTATTCCTTCGGTTAACCCACCTTTTTTACCCGAACCCGAACCAAACCTAAAGCTACTTAGGCTTCGTCCACTACTTACACCCTTTACCCCTTGGTCTTGATAAAACCCGTATTCTTCCATTTCAAAAAATAAACGAATAGAATTAGGCATAACCTTTACTTGGGCGTTTAAAGAATCTTTTAATTTTCCTGAAGCGGATTTTTGACGTAGGTTATTTTTCGCGTTTTTTATAACTATGTCGCGAAACTTTTCTAAGGCTTGTAATTGTAACTCCTTATCCATTTTAACAACGTGTCATATCATTTGGAAAATCTACGTCAAAGGTCATTGCCCACCCTGCTAGATAGTTTTCGAATCGCTCGGTAAAAGGTTCGCACGTAGGAGAGCCGTTAAGTTGGTAAAGGTTGTCCCAAATGTTTCCGTGTTTTAGCATTTCGAAGGCTCGGTTTAAGATTGCTAACTGAGTATTCAAAACGTCTATTTCGTTATCAGCAGTTTCGAACGTGTTAGGTGCTTCTTCTTTTCTTTGGCTTACGTTATCCATAGCAAGTAAAGTTACATTCGCGGTCATTACGTTATCATTAAACGTAACTTGATTAACCATTATATGAACTAACGGGAAAATCGTTTGTTTTCCTAAGTCAACGTTAAAAATCGAACCTTGCGAAACGGTGTTTACTAACGGGTCTGCGTTAAAGTGTGTTTTAAGTTGGTCTAATAAGGAGTAATAGCCGTTCATATTCTAGGTTTTTTCATTTCCATTATTTCTATTTCTGTTTTTTCCTGTTCGAAGGTAAGATAGGTAAGACATTTAAATAATCCGTATTTTGTAACTTCGTCATATTTTGTAAGGTCTCCTTTAGCAAGTCCGTATATGCTTGAATACCAACCCCATTTTTTTCCAAACTGAGTTCTTGCGCTAAAGTCGCTTGTTCTTGAGTCATCTTCTTCGTTTCCGTTTTTAAATAGTTTAGGGTAGCGGTTAATAACTCGCTTCCTAAAGTCCAAAAAAAAACGCTTGCTCCTATTGCTATGTCCATAGGCGCGTACTTCATTGCTTCGCTGAATTCAGATGCTCCGTTATATTCTAAAATGTTATATTTTTCTTTTCGTGTTTCCGTAATTGGTCGGTACATTACTGCCATAGCTTTGTTATAATCGTCCCAATTAGATAGGTAGTTGTCTAAATCCACGTATTCCCCAAAACTTATATTTTCTAAGTCGGGAATAAATCCGTATTCCATATTCCCAATTTTAAATCTAGGTTGAAACTTTGGCTTAACGGAAAAGATTTGATTAAAATGTAAAACCAAATCGTTAATGCTAGTTAGCTTCATTTTAACAACCTCCTTTAATTCTATTCCGCAGAATATTTCAATCATTTTTTGCGCTATAAATTCTTCGTCGTTTGAATTCTTTTGAACCTTCAGGAATTTTTGATAATTCATTAAAGGAATTTCGCTAATTGAACTAGGAATAGTTATTTCAACTTTCATATATAATTAATTATTTATTTTGATTTTTGTAACTCATGGCAACTTCATAAGCCTTCAAAAGCATTTCGAAGTGAACGGGAAACCTTTGCATATTGTTAAACACTATTTGCACCCTTACGCCCTTACGTTCGTAAATGTATTCTTCTACGGCGCGCATCATTACTTGCATATCGTCCGTCTTACCGTATTGCATAGCTTCCGTAATTTGCTCCTATGCCCAACGTTTCCATTTCGTGATACCTGAACGCATCAATAGCGTGGTCGTTAAAATTGATAGGCTTGTTTAATCGTTTCCCTTGTTTGTCCGTGTCCCAAACATACGAGCGTAATTCTTTGATTAGGTTTTGACTATTCGCAGTAACTAAGTATTCGTTACGCTGAATAACATCTATTCCGTAGTTTATTGAATCCTTGCCTTTGGTTACTCCTTTAATCGTTATTCCGTAGCGTTTTATTTCGTCTATACTTTTTGGTTCGGAGGAATCCGCGTAAACGGGTACGTGTTTTGGTAGCAGCTTGGCTATTTCGCTATTTAGTAACCCTGTTTGGTAGGCTAACTCGTTAACGATTCGTTGCCCGTTGTAATTGTATATTTCAATAATAGCGGTCGGGTCGTTTGTGTAACCAAAGTCCAAACCTATTCCAAGCAACTTCGCTTCTTTGGGTATCGTATCAATTTGTTTCCAATTTGAGAACACAACCCCCTCTAACATTCCTAATTGCCCTTCGCCGTAAACCTTCCACCAATTAGCCCAATATGTAGACGTTTTCGCTTTCTCTTTGTTCTTTTCGATTTGGTCTATAATTGATTGGTCAAGTGCTTCGTTGTCTTTGTAGGTCAATATTAAAAAATCCGAATCGGGTTCGTTCTTTAATTCAGTATGCACCCAAAATTCGTTAGCAGGGTTAAAATCTAAATAAACCTCCTTTCGTGTTCGAATAGCCAACTCGTTATAGGAATCAAATGTAACGTTATTACATTCGTTGATATAAAGAATGTCGCGCCTTGCTCCCCGTAGTTTACTCGAATCGTCTGCGGAAAAGAATTCAATAACGCTTCCATTGGCGAACTCGTAACGCAGTAAAGATTTGTTAAACCTATCTTCAAAGAACCTACCCGTCCATTTCATTATTTTTAGAAAATCTTTAAGCGCACCCCTTCGTAAATGTGGAATCGTTTCCGCTACTATTGATATTTCCAAACCTTCGTGCCGTGCGGCTTTGTCGATTAACACGGGAATTATTCCGAACGTCTTACCCGCGCTCGTACCGCCTTGGATAATCTTAATCCGTTTTTTAAGATTGAGTATCTTCTTGATTGCCGTTGTCTTCCGAAACATCGGGGAATAAGGGTTGTTCTACGTTGGTAATTTCTTTTTTCTCAACAAGGTTGTTTAGACGTGCCGTAATACTTGCGTTATATATTCCCGCCATACCACCGCCTATTTGGTCGTTTCTAACTTCCTTGCGTATGCGCGTAACGATAGTTGAAAATCGCTTATATCTATTATTCGAATTTGCAAAATAATTCGATAGGTCTTGTATTACTCCTAAATCCGCGCAATAGCATTCGAAACCTTCTATGGTTAACGGTCGTTCAAGTTCGCTATATTCGCTCCTACCTTCTTTACCTACGAAAGTATGTTTTAAGATTGGATTGTTCTTTACGTGTATTTTGTACTCCGTGAATAATTCCCAAAGGTGTTCGGGTGAATGTATTTTATTTGGTCTTCCTTGTCCCATTGTTTTCGTGTTTTGATAATTTAGATTCCTCGTAAGTAGACGAACAAACTGCTAAACGTTGGTCGGTGTCGGGAAATTCTTTATTCATCGTATCGTCCCCCATACAACGCATTACGAACTCTTTTTTTTCTTCGTTAGGATTCGGCTTCGGTAGTGGCATTTTCTTCTTTGTAAATTGAATATAGCTTGTTTAACTTGTTTACTATTTCCCTAACGCAACTACCGCAGGAAGTAGGCTGCATTCTTTGTTTAAATACTCGGTTGTAAATCTTTAATAGTTCCCTTTGTTGGTTAGGGCTTACGCTACTTTTTAGGTTAGTATAAAAATCGTCTAGGTATTTGTATTCGTCTTCCGTTAGGCATTCGGGTTTAGTGTACCTCCATAGGTCGTTTAGTTTTTGTTTGCGCTCCTCGCAACCGCAGTCCTCGCCTAGTACCCACTTAGCTACCTTTGCTATTCCTGTAACTTCTAAAATGTTTTCTACCGTGTCTCCTAGTCCTTCGGCTTGTTTTTTTCTTGGTCGTGCCATAGTTGTTTTATTTAATTAATTCGTAATCCGTGTTTTTGTAATCTTCGTATTCCTCCTTAAACTTAATCCTTACTTTGCTTTTGCAGTTCTTTAAGGTATTGAAAATAGAACTGCTTGAAATGGTAGTTTCTTTTGCTATGTCTCTTATGCTTAAGTCCGTGTCTTTGTAAATTGTAAATAGTTGCTTGTCGTACCAATGCCACGAATCAACTTCCTCGTAAATCTTAGCTAGCATTCTTGCGTATGCTTCTTCCTTTGGCAAGTTGGTTGGTTCGTCTTTTAGCAGGGGTAAGTTATCTAAGTTTACCATTTCTCCCTTTTTTTCGCTCTTAACGTGTAATAAGTAAAGATTGCGTAGAACAAAATACATAAAACCTTTATTAACTTGCCCATTTTGAATAACGTTTTCAGGTTTGCAATAACGATACAAACGTAGGTAGGCTTCCTGTACAATATCTTCCGCGTAAAAATCTTCGCCAAAAGTTTTTACAAGTTTAACCCATTCCTTATGGTCTTTTGCGACTACGCTTACCCATTCCATTTTGTTTAATTTGTCATCAAATATAATGTTTATATTTTAATTACACTTATTTGAATCCTTTTTGTTGTCGGTAAACGTATTCGTCTAAGGTTCGAAGCGTTTTAATGCTTACCAATGCGCCCGACAAAAAACGGTCTATTGTATATTGATGCATTTTTAACCCTTTGGATTTAATTTCCTTTACAACTTGGTTTCGTGTTTTGGTAAGGAGTATATTTTTCAACTCCTTACGTAATGAATTGTCATCTATAAACATAATTAAAAGGGTAAATCGTCGTTTTCAATTATTTGCGTGTTTACTTGTTTTGGGGTTTCGTTGGTTCGGGGTTCGCTAAATGAACACGAAAAGTATTTCATTCCTTTCGAAGATTCCTTTAGCCATAAAGCTATTTCCATTTCTTTGCCGTTTACATTTACTTTTCCTCGGTAGTCGGGTTGATTACCTTGTTTTTTGTCGTTCTTAAAAATTGCTCCCGTGTTTACTTTTGTTTCCATTTTTTATTTATTTAAGTTTATTTCGTTTTCGTTTAGGCTATCGTTTAGAAAATCTTGTAGCCTTTCTACTATCTTCCATTCGTCTTCGTTTAGTTCTTCGTACTTGTATAACTTACGCATTTCTTGTTGAAGTTCCCAAAGAACTACAAACATATCTTTGCCTTTAGTTGCGCAGTAAAATTCGTGTTCGTCTTCGGGTAAGTCAAATGTTAGTTTTGCTTTCATATTATTTTTATTTAATTTTAATAATT